GGTCACGGGTAAGCTGGTGAACCATGGTGGAAACCATCTCCAGATGTGCCAGTTCGTCAGCTCATATAAGATATCATTAATTATTCTTCTGGATTTTTGGGAAAATGTCGAGTTGAAAACCAATCTCTTTTCCTTTCCCGTAAGCGTTTTTGGTATCTTTTGAGTAGACAACCTTTTCAATCAAACTCTTAAGCATTTTATTCTTCGATTCCGTGTCAAGGCTCCAATAATTATCAAGCAACTCTTCGCAGCGCGGGATAAAATCCGACCGTTGTTTTATAATGTTCTCGTCATGCTTGATTTCTTCTTTTAATTTTTCTATAGTGTCGGAGCATGACTGGATAGATGCGGATATTGTTTTAGCACGTTCAAGAAAAATCTCCGTGGTATAGATACCCTGTTCGAGTAGGTCGTATTGTTTTGCTTTCTGAGAGTTCAAGCTTTCCAGCTCGTTTTCTTTCTCATGTATGAGATTTTGTTTAGAGGTTATTACGCAATCAATATCCTTTGAAGATGCATTAATATCATTGTTTAACTTATATTCCTCCACAATCTCCCTAATTCCATTAATCACAGATTTTTCAACCAAAGACAACTTGCTGCTTACTGTGGGGCAAGATGTATAAGGACACATGAGGGTATCTTCCTGCCTGCGCTTTTGATAAGGGCGGCGAACCATGGCGCGACCACATTTGCTGCAATAGACAATTCCGGCAAGTGGATTACGAATCGAGTTTGCTATACTAACTGGGCGAGGCGGGTTCTTTTTTCGTATTTCCTGGACGGAATTATACAGATCTTCTGATATAACAGCCGGATGTAATCCATTACAAATAAGAGTATCTTTTGATCGTGGGCGTGTCTTAATTACTTGACCATTCTGTATAGTCTTCACTGTTTTTCTCCCATTCCATCGGATTTTCCCGATGTATACCGGATTTGTCAGAATTCCCTGTATACTGGCAGGAGTCCAGTCACCGCCCAGTGCAGATTCTATTCCCATTTCATTTAATTTCCGTGCAATCTTCGCAGCTCCGATTTGTTCGCAGCCATCACCGGAATACCAGGTGTAGATCATTTTTACAATCTCAGCTTGAGTCGGAACAGGTCGGAGAGTATAGCCTTTTTCTTTTTCGAGTTTTACTCTTTCGTATCCGTAAGGTGGTTTGTTGCCACAGTATTTCCCTTCTTTTACTGATGAGATCCTTCCGGCATTCAGTCGGCGCTTGATGGTTTTATACTCTCTGCGGCTCATAAATAGCCCAAACTCAAAATATTCTTCATCAAATTCATTGTTTGGATCATATATTTTTGTGGGGGTAATAATTTTCGTGTCAGAATACTGGAAAGCCCTTGACACAACACCTTGGTCGATGGTGTCACCTCTGGCAAGACGTTCTACTTCCACAACCAAAACCCCATCCCACATACCGGATTCTACCTCATGCAGAAGTTGCTGCATGACAGGACGGTCGGCGATAGTTTCCCCAGATACCACTTCGCGGTAAATTGCACCTACAATGTACTCTTTTTTCTTTGCAAGATCTAACAGGATCCGTTCATGTCTGGCGAGGGTTTCACCCTCTCCATGCGCTTCAGCTTCACGATCGGCCCTGGATTTTCTTAGATAGATGCATACTGATTCATTCATTTTATCATTCTCCTTTTTTTACTTGTGCGATAATCCAGGAGATGATATAATTATGGTGTAGGTAAGATTTTCTCCGAGATTATCTTATTTATTAAACCGGTTCCTGTTGGTCGCAGGAGCCGGTATTTTTTATTTATCTAATTGGGACATTAAATATTGCGGAATATTTTGCGTAACTATTTCCAGCATAGCTATCAATATATACTTTCAACGGTCCTTTATGATCTACTGCAATGCAGCTCTGCGCATGGCATTTTGTGCCTACAGGAATAGACTGTGGGGAGTATGTAGGAGAATTTGGGTAAGAATATCCTGCATATCCACTAGAATCTATAACTCGTTCGATGTCTAATGATATAAATAAGCCGTCCATCATTTCATCAGTATACCCAATGTTTTCATAGGTATAGTCAATCAAATAAACAGCTGCTGGATTTTTGTCTGAATAAGGATTCCTTTCTGACATTTCAGTTGCGTAATTGATTGTAAGTCTCCACTGTCCAGGAACTGTCCACGTCTGTCCAAGATTAAATACTGGTGTTGTTGTATTGTTAGTGTTGTTGCTTGATGGCTTTGGTGTAGGTGTTGCTGGAACCGTAACTGTCACTGACTGGGAAAATTCATAGGTAGAAACCTTGGCAGTTATAAAAGCAGTACCAGCCTTTTTAGCAGTAGCCTTTCCTTTTGAGTTAATTGATACGATAGAGCTATCGCTAGAAGTCCATTTTACCCTCTGTTTTGTACCGGAAACTTTAAACTGGTATGTTTTACCATTAATGATAGAAGCTGTCTTTCTGGACAGTTTAGGAGTTTCTACAATCAGTTTGCATTTGTAAGTGGTTTTGCCTTTCTTTGCAGTGATTGTTGTCTTACCTTTTTTCTTAGCAGTTACAATTCCCTTTGATGATACAGTTGCAACCTTTTTGTTGGAACTTTTCCACTTAAATTTAGAACCTGGAATTTTTAATTTAGCAAGCTCTGTGGTGCAGATATATGCTGTAACTGTTTTTCCTTTTTTTAATTTGATTGACGAACGGTAACCTCCGCCAGTCACTGAACTTGCGCCAGATACATTCTGGTTAGAAGAATTAGTTACTTGATTAGAGGTTGCTGGATTATCAGTAAATCCGCTTCCGTCCCCGAAATCCTCCGCATATACAGGCGTGAAAAGCAATAATGCGGATAAGATTACGGAAAGAATTGTTGTCTTTTTCATTCTCATATAAAACCCTCCTTATATGGTTTATTTTATCTGATTGTACCACAGCACAAAACAAAATAAAACATAATATTTCTAAATAAAAAATAATAAGCGTGTCGAATTTTCTCGATTTTCGTCTAATATCGTATTAATGTAAGAAAATTTGTGCAAGATTGAGATATTGTATGATTGTTATATTTAGAGTATAATATAAACTAATTTGGGAGGAATTTTATGAAAGGAATAAAAAAGCTGGTTATATTTTTTCTGTTCGGAATAATGCTCACATTTTCTGTGCATGCGCCGCTATGTGAGAGTATTGATCCAACAGATTCCGAAGTGATTATTAAGACAAGTGCCAACAATCAATATGTGATACATAATTATACACAGGCGGTTGTATCTGAAGCAGAGCAGCAGTCATTTGTTGTGAAGAAAAGCAACAATATTTCTGCGGAATGTACATGTCATTTCTTTTTCAATCGTTCAAGACAAATGGAGGGAACACTTTTTAAGCAGAGGGCAAGAAGTATGATCCAGTCCGTTCTATATCGCTGAGAAGAGGGTATAATGGAATAAAAGAGAACAAATGTTCTTGCTTGCGTGATATTGGAGGGACGGAAAATGGATTACAAAAAGGAAATTATTGAGATGATAAACGGAATAAAAAAAATAGGCACATTAGAGTACCTGTACACATTCATAAAACTATTTCTGGAGAGGTGGGGCAATTAAGCCCCACTTCTTTTTTTATTGATTAGAAAGCATGGAATCAATTAGACTTAAAACAATTTTCTGGTCGCGCTCGCTTAATAATGAGAATTTTGAAATCAGATTAAAATCTTCTCTCGCCTGTTCGGAAGTGTCTTTTCTTGCACGTCCTACATTGAATCCCATCAACCACGATTCCGAGACATTTAATGCCATTCCTAAGACAACCAGTTTTTCTTGACTGGGTTCTGTCTTTCCAGAAACATACTGGCTAATATCCGACTTATTCATTTTCACATTGTATTTCTTACAATATGGAAGAACGAGATTAAGAATATCAACCTGTCTCAGATTACGTTCGTCCATCAAAGTTTTAAATCTTTCCGATGAACTAACCTTTTCCATTATATTATTCTCCTTTCGCTTTCTGATGATAATATATCACATATTAAACAAAAGTTCAAGACTTAAAACATTAAAGTTAAAAATATTGAAAATATGTATTGACATAATGAAAACGCAGTGTTATATTATAATTAGTTCAAAACATTGAACTAGAAAGGAGTGTGAAATATGGCATTTGATTACAGTAAGCTCAAAGGAAGAATCATTGAAAAATATGATAGTCAGAGTTCCTTTGCAAATGCTATGAAGTGGTCGGAACGTACATTATCACTGAAGCTCAACGGAAAGCTGTTTTGGAAGCAGTCAGATATTTGCAAGGCAGTCAATCTGTTAGAGCTTTCTGCTGATGATATACAAGACTATTTTTTTAAAGAAAAAGTTCAAAGTTCTTAACTAGAAAGGAGCAAAGTTTATGAGCAAAAAGAAGAAAAAGAAAAAGGCTTCTAAGATGGTGCGAACATCAAAGAAACCTATTTCCTTAACATGTTTGATTAATAAAAAACCTATTTGCCAGATGGATATTTTTCGTTGAATGCTTCTAATGCGGATTCATAAGCATTTATGTATTCTTCGAAATAATCGACGGCTACATGAGTTTTGCCAGCATCAACTTGAGATTGACGTTTTAAATGGCAAACATCAGTGCAAACTGCAATGGCTAAATCATGTGCGCGTTTTTCATTATCAGTCATTCTTGCACCTCCTTTCCAAAGGAGAGTATAACACGAAAATTTGACAGATGAAACAATAAAAGAAAAGTCAGAAATGACCGTCCACCGGGACCGCCCCACCGGTGCTGACGAGGCAGGGCAGATGGAGGTGAAAACAAATGTTCCACAGAACACCGTCAAAATATGACAACATGACAAAATGGGAAATTCTGGATTCCATAAACAGTGACCCTCATTATTCACATGGGAAAATGGCTAGACAAGCACACAGAGCGTTGCGCAAGTATGGTGACGGATTACCAATCATTTACAGATATCCGAATTTCCCCTATTTGTTATCTGCATTTGCTGGAGGATTCTCGGCTGTGACCGTATTCATTTTGTTTTCGTCAATGTAAACATTTATTACCTGTCCAGATTTGTACAGTGCAAATAAGCTAATTACGATGGCAACAACGGACAGAACAACAGGGATATACCACCGTCTGCGGTCTCTTACATAAGAATCATAAAAAGCTTTTCCAGCTGACTGAATGCAGACAATGTTTGGTGCGATTCTTGAATCGGTATCTTCTTTACTGTATTTAATGAAACCGAGTTTCCCAAGATATTCTATTTCTCCTTTTTCTGAATCGGAAAAATCAGACAACAGTATATCAGTTTTATAAAGACGTTTTAACAATTTGATTTGTGAACCAGAAATTTCCATAACATCTCTCCTTTCCAAAGGAGAGTATAACACAAAATCCAAAAAACGAAACAAAGAAAGGAAAAATAGTTGACTGGAGCAAAAAATCAGGTAAGAAAGAATCTGTAACTTCACAGTAATTAAGGAGGAAAACATGAAGAAATTTGAATTAACATCAGAAACCAAAATTAACATTTTCGGGAAGAAGCTTTTTCGAATCAAGGCGCTCATATCATTTGGGAATGTAGAAGCCGGAGAAACTGGCGGATGGGTAGAAAAAGAAGAAAATGTAAACCAGTCCGGCGATGCATGGGTGTTCGGCAATGCAGAGGTGTTCGGCAATGCAAGGGTGTCCGGCAATGCATGGGCGTTCGGCAATGCAAGGGTGTTCGACAATGCAAGGGTGTCCGGCAATGCATGGGTGTTCGGCGATGCATGGGTGTTCGGCAATGCAGAGGTGTTCGGCAATGCAAGGGTGTTCGGCAATGCATGGGCGTTCGGCAATGCAAGGGTGTTCGACAATGCAAGGGTGTTCGACAATGCATGGGTGTTCGGCAATGCAGAGGTGTTCGGCAATGCAGAGGTGTTCGGCAATGCAAGGGTGTCCGGCAATGCATGGGTGTCCGGCAATGCAGATTACGCAACTATTCATGGATTCGGTACTCAATTCCGCACAACTACATTCTTCAGATGTAAGGACAAACAAGTTAAAGTGTCTTGCGGCTGCTTCTATGGAACAATTCCAGAGTTCCGCGAACAGGTGAAAAATACCAGAAAAGGCAAAATCGCCGAAGAATACTTGATGATTGCCGATCTCATGGAGAAACATTTTGCAGAAGAAGCAAAATAGAAGAAGCATCATAATCTATCGTAGAAAGGAGAGATTCTTATGGCAGTAATTAAAACAATTAAGAATGAATCTGGCGGGATAATTAGAATACATGATGATTACTGCAAGGATAATACACCGGAAGACAATCAAAGGATTGTCGATGAATGTTCAAGAATTATCTTGGACTACTACAGAAGAAAAGAAGCAAATTTGGCATAAGCGCCCCGGGCGGAGGTGGATCTCCAACCCGGAGCAGTAAGCCACTAAACCTAACTTAGTGGATACAGGTAAATTATAATCCTCTATCCGCTAAAAAGTCAATATTAAGCGAGAGGAAAATAACATGGAAAATAAAAAAAATGCAACAAACAATGAAAAGATTACATGGAACGATTTGGAAACAATGCTAGCTACCGAAATCGTAAGAAAAGCAAAGAGAGAGACTAAGAAGTGGTTCAGTGCATGGCTTTTGACTGCCGCGCTGTTAATCATTACTAATATCTTTTGGTATATTGCTTACAGTCTGTAATCTTTTCTCTTTTTTTGGAGGGAAAAAGAATGAAATCACCCAGACAGAACAGAAAGGATATCGTAGTCAGTGTGATTATCGGGATCCTGTTTACTTTTCTTCCGGTGTGGATGTGGGAGAAGAGCTTGCAGCAGGTCCTGGCAGGCATTGTATTTGCGCTGTTTACGTATTTAGCACTGCTTTAAGAAAGGAGAACGAAAATGTTTGAAAAAGAAATCAAAGAGCTTTTTGAATTAGCATGGAGAGTTTCAAACGAAACAGATTATTTTGTTTCGTTTCACATCACTTCGCACGTGCATCTTTGCGATATCGACATTATGAATTCAAAGTGGGATCTGAACAGGAAAAAGGATGGAAATTACACAATCTACTTTGATAGTAAACTGCTTAAGAAGGAATCAGCTGAGCAGTGCAAACTTGCAAAAGCACATCTTCTTAGACTCTTAATAGATGGGAGGTGTCCGCTAAATGTTGAATCAGATGGAGTTGAAGCTCCTGCCGACAATGGAACTGATAACAACGGCGAACGAGCTTCTGACGGAGCTGAACAGACGGAAAGAGTACATTCTTGATTGGGAAAATCCGGACATGTATCTGAATCACCTCGAGTATCACTGTGCCGGCGGAGTATTTTCGAATGGCAAAAAAAATCCGGTGAGAGGGGATGGTTCTGACAATGTGTATTGCTTTTTTAAGGCGGTGTAAACATGGAAGAGCGCATTAATGAGATTGTTAGATTAATCGACACCCAGCTTGCTATTGTGCCGGATAATCCGATAGAAGAATCATACAAGGCAAGAACATTGGCAAGCTACGTACAAGCCTTAAATGGGCTTTTAACGGCTCAAAAATCATATAAGGAGGAAAGTATTAGTGAGTGAATTTGAAATCCGTATTCCGGCAAGGAAGAAGCAGCCGGCAACCGATAAGGATAGCCCGGTCGTGAAAGTATCACCAGACGCATACAACGCACTGGTTGAGATTTATAACGAATCAACCATATCAATGAAAAATATTGCAAGCTTGCTGATCGTTGAGGGCAGCAAGCATGTAGTTTATGACAAGGAGGAATAGCAATGGCAACACCAGTATTAATTATTGGAAAATCTGGTTCTGGCAAGAGTACCAGTTTGAGAAACTGCCAGAATTCTGACTGGAACCTTATTAGAGTATTGAATAAACCACTTCCGTTTAAAGGAAAGATTGACGGATGGTTTACAGATGATTACCAGCAGGTTATGAAATGCCTAATTGCATCAAAAGCAGAGTCAATCGTAATTGATGATGCAGGCTATCTTATTACGAATCACTTTATGAGAGGACATGCTTCTGCCGGAAAAGGTAATGCAGTATTCTCACTTTACAATGACATTGGCGATTATTTCTGGAATCTGATTCAATTCATTGTGACAAAGGTTCCGGAAAGCAAAGTCGTATATCTTATGATGCACGAAGATAAGGATGATTCTGGAGACGTAAAACCAAAGACAATAGGAAAGCTTTTGGATGAAAAAGTTTGCGTAGAGGGCATGTTTACAATAGTTCTCCGTTGCATTGAAGAAAGTGGAAAACATTTATTTGTCACTCAGGCAAGTCAGGGAGCTGTCAGCAAATCACCAATTGGTATGTTTGATTCACTGACCATAGACAATGATCTGGCAGCGGTAGACAAGATTATTAGAGATTATTACGAATTAGGAAAGGGAGAGAATAAAGATGAATAAACCGGCAATGTATGATACAACACAGGCAGCAGGAGAATTTGAACCAATTAAGCTTGGCGGTCATAAAATGGTGATTAAACAGGTGTCTGAACGTCAGTCAAAACCAGACGATGAGGGAAAAACTAAAAATATGCTCGTTATTCTGTTTGATTTTGCCGACGGTGACGAACAGGCTGGATATTTTATGAAGCAGTTCGAAAACGATATCCGTCCAGACAAGAAGTATCCGAATGCCGGTACTAACTATATGGTTATTGACGAGAGCGTAGATTATGGTGTCCGTAACCTTAAAACATTTATCACATGCGTAGAAAAGTCAAATCCGGGTTTTGCTGTTAAGTGGGGTGACAACTTCGGACAGCAGTTTAAAGGTAAGCTAATCGGCGGTATCTTCCGTCTGGAGAAAGACTGGTACGAAAACAAAGAAGTAAAACGTCACAAGCTTGCATGGTTCCGTAGTATTGAGGGAATTAAGGATGCGGATATCCCAGAAGAGCGCACCACAAAAGCCTATGATGATCATCTGAAAGAAGAAGCTATCATGGGAGTGAATCCGGCAGGTACGGACTTTATGAGCATTCCAGATAACGTAGCAGATGATGTCCTTCCGTTCAATTAAGAGGTGATTTTGTGAAAATTGCGGTAGACAAAAACCAGTTTTCCGGTTCACATGGAAAATCAAATTCTGTTAAGCACAAACACATGGAAAATATGGGGGCGATTCTTGTCCCTGTATCACTTCCATTTGGCGATTACTGTAAGATTACGGATGAGATTCAATCTATTATTGACAGCAAAAAGAAGGTATGCAAAAAGGATCTGGAAGCAGTTATTCCATTATCTATAGATACAAAAAAAGATCTACAAGAGTTATATGGAAATGTATGTGCTCAACATGAAAGGTTTAAAAGAGAACTGTTAAAGCCTATTAATAATCAATCAAAGTTAGTCATTCTTTGCGAACACGGCGAGGATGTAAAGTGCCTTGAAGATGTGTATTTTTTTTACCAGCCAGAAATGGAGCGGTTTCGTTGGAGGGCAAGAAACATCAATGGGAGAACAATACGAATGAAAGAAAAATATATTCAGAAAGAAATTAAAGGAGTTTCTCTGTTTCGTTCCCTTTGCACTATCAGAGACCGATATAACGTCCAGTTTGAATTCTGTACAAAAGAAGAAACCGGGCGGAGAATCGTGGAGTTGCTGACATGACGAAAGAAGAAATCAAACAGTCAGTGAAAATGTCGGAGATACTTTCCAGGTATGGACTAAAACCAAACAGAGCAGGATTTATATGTTGTCCATTTCACAAGGAAAAGTCAGCGTCATGTAAGATTTACGATGATTCCTTTTACTGCTTCGGCTGCGGAACCGGTGGCGATGTGTTTGATTTCGTGATGCAATACGAATCCGTCCCTTTTAGCACTGCATTTATCGAGCTGGGTGGTACTTATATCTCTAAAAAAGGTAAAAGTCGTAACCAGATCAGACATGAAGTGCGAGATATCAAATTAAAAAAATGTAATCCCGCTCAGGATCCTAATGAGCTTGAGCAGGTAGAAAAGAACATACTTATGTACGAAACAGCGCTAAAAACCTTCCCTCCTGGTTCAGAAGAGTGGTATATGTGCCAGTTCAACCTTGAAAAAGAAAGAAGCAGATATGAAATATTGTCAGCTAAGGCAGGAGGTGAGAAGCATTCTTGAAAATATTGAAAATTTGCAAGCAAATGATTTTATGCAGAAGCAACTGTATGAAGAACTTTTTTCAATAAAAAGTAAAATCGACCGTTCGGAAGCTAAATTTAAGTTAATGGACAGGGCGAAGAGTGTAAGAGCAAAAAGCATAGCCGAGGAATTCATAAAAGAATTCCAGAAAGCAGAACAGGACAAGGAAAAAGAAGAAAAAGTAAATCGTTCTATGCAGTTAGTTGAAAATATCACAAACTTTTATGAGGATGATATTGGAAAAGAATATCCAAACATGGCTTGTGGCAGCTGGATAGCTACAGAAAACGGAATATTTTCTTCTGAAACATCCAAGGCGAGAGAACTTGTTTGCCACCATCCAATCATGCCGATACGTCGACTGAAAAATATTGAGACAGGCGAAGAACAGATCACAGTGGCTTTTAAAAGAGATGGATACTGGACAGAAATAACTGTTCCAAAAATCGACATTGTGACTTCCAGGGCGATAACTAATCTTGCAAGGTTCGGTGTGCAGGTCAACTCAGAGAATGCAAGGCTTCTTGTGAAGTATCTGGCGGATGTTGAAATGTACAATGCCGATATGATCGACATACAGCACTCTACGAGCAAGTTAGGGTGGCATGGCGATGTGTTTGTACCTTACGACCTTTCGATCGTTTTTGACGGGGAATACCGCTTTAAAACACTATTCCAGAGTATACAGGAAAGCGGAGATTACTTCAAGTGGGTGACTCTAGCTAAACAGCTGCGGTCATGCGGACGATTAGAGCCACGAATAGCACTGGCGGCATCTTTTGCAAGTGCTCTTGTACAGCCGCTTGATGTGCTACCGTTCATCGTGGACTTCTACGGACAGACAGGCGGTGGAAAGACAGTAACAATCAATATAGCTGCTTCTGTTTGGGGAAATCCTGCGCCGGGAGCTTACGTTGGAAACTTTCGATCAACAGATACATCGTTAGAGACAAGGGCGGACATGCTCAATAATTTCCCGATGATTCTGGATGATTCAAAGAACGCTTCTCAATATATTCGGGACAACTACGAAACATTGATTTACAATCTCTGTTCCGGTAAAGGGAAAGGAAGATCAAATAAGGACCTCGGAGCAGCTAAGGAGAATACATGGAGTAATGTAACCATTTGCAACGGCGAGAATCCTATTTCAGAATTTGCAGATTCCGGTGGAGCAATCAACAGAATTATTGAAATTGAGTGCTGCGAAGATATTTATGAGAATCCAGCAGAAATTAATAGCACTGTAATGAAAAATTATGGTTTTGCTGGAAGAGTATTTGTTGGAAATCTAAAAAAATTTACACCGGATGAGCTGAAAGAAATGAAGTCTGAGATTGAAAAGGGCTTTGATGGATATAATTTCCCGGCAAAGCAGGTAATGGCTATATCTACTCTTCTACTAGCGGATAAATTAGCTACAGATTTCATATTTAAGGATGGACGTGAGCTGACAGTCGAGGACGTCGTAGATATTCCTACACGCAAAAAAGATGTATCAGAAGGTCAGAGATGCTATGAATTCATTCTTGAAAGTCTTTCCGTGTACGGGCAACACTTTGATGCACAATTCAGCTGTGATCAATGGGGATTCAAGGAAACTCCAGATGAGTATGGAGACGTATATGTATACTTTTATCCGAAACCTCTTGAAAATCTCCTAAAGAACAACGGATTCTCCAGAAAGGCCTTTTCAGCATGGGCGATTAATCGAGAATTAATTAAGCATACAGGAAAAAGGGATACGGTAATAAAAAGAGATGGGGGAAGCGTAATGAGACTTGTTGCTGTAAAGATTATTGATATAAAAGATCTTGAAGACGAACAGGAAAATGAGCATGTTGAAGCTGATTTTATACCTGCCAATACTGGAACAAGTGTTCCGTTTTCGTGATTTGTAACCATGTAACCATGTAACCCGCGGAAAAGCATGTGTATAGGGAATAAAAAAATATATAAAAAAATCATATATACATTGCAATCTCCTATAGGAAAACCTTGGTTACATTGGTTACACGGTTACATAACTCTGAAACCCGCATAAAATAAGGGTTTGCGGTGTAACCAAGGTGGTTGAAAAGTTGGTTACACATTGGTTACAAAAATAAAATGATTACACAAATTAAAAAATAAAATTAAATTATATGAAAATTCAGATTGTTACAATTGGTTACTAAGGCATAAGGAGTGGTTACAAAAATGGAAAAAGAGAAGCTTAATAAAAAACAGCGGTACGCATTGGACACAATGCTATCTGGTAGTAATGTTTTCCTTACGGGAGATGCAGGAACAGGTAAAACAACGGTTATTCAAACGTTTATTGATGAGGCGGAAAAAGCTGGTAAAAGTGTTCTGGTATCTGCTACTACTGGAATAGCTGCGGACAATATCGGATATGGAGCGACTACTGTGCATCGTGCATTGAATATCTCAATCAAATTTGAGGATTACAAGAAAAAAGTGAAATCCAGAGCCGAACTGTTGAAGGAAGCGGATATTCTTATTATTGACGAGATCAGCATGTGCCGGTTCGACCTGTTTAATATGATTGCGAAGACGATCATTACAGAAAATGAAGAGAGAGCGGTTGATAGACTTTTGAGCGGAGAGGATAAAGAAGACGTTCAACTGATCGTAATCGGGGATTTCTACCAGCTTCCACCAGTTATCACAACAGATGATCGTAAAATCCTCTGCCGGATGTATGGATCTGATTATGGAAAGGGTGGAAAGTATGAACATGGATATGCTTTCATGTCTGAATACTGGAAAGAAATGGGATTTGAATATATCAAACTTGATGAGGTATGCAGGCAGAATGATGAGGGATTTAAGTATGTGCTGAATGATATTAAATATGGCAACAATATTAGAAAATCCATTGCATATCTGGAGAACAACGAATCAGACAAAGTTATACCGGAAGCGCCGTTCTTGGTTGGCACTAATGCAGAAGCTGACAGAATTAACAATACTTTCCTTGGCAAGTTGGATAAAAAGACCGAAAAAGTGTTTCATGCAGCAGTTGACGGCGAGCTAACATCTGCCGATATTAAGAACATTGCATTTGCCAGAGAGGACTTAATTCTTAACATCGGTGCAAAAGTGATGATTACAGTCAATGATTTGTCTGGAAACTACGTTAATGGAACGATTGGCATCATTCAGAAAATTGTGGAAAACGGAGAATTTGAAGAATCTTATCTGGTTATCAAAACTGATAAGGGCAAAACAGTTAGCTTATATAGATACAATAAAGACATTGAGAAACAGGTTATTGAGGAATCCGAACAAGAAAAGGATGGTCGGAAGATCGTGAAAGAGAAGATTGTCCGTAAGAAAGTAGGCTCTTTCTCTCAGTTCCCGGTAAAACTTGCCTGGGCAATCAGCATTCATAAATCACAGGGACAGACATTTGAAAAAATCAACATTGACCCTTGCTGTTGGGATCCTGGACAGTTCTATGTGGCTGTTTCCCGGGCTAAATCAGCTAACGGCATACATTTTATCAGACCGATAAAACAGAGCTATATAAAGGCGTTTAGCAAGGATAACGAGCGACTTCTTGAACAGAGTTTTGAGGTAGAAGAAGGTGCGTAAGTATGAGAGTGACGCATGAGCAGATACCGAACACCATAAAGTTTTTACAGATTGACTTTCCGGCACTGGTCCTCCAGACTGCCGGAATTGAGGCAAAGGATGAATACTGGCAGCAGGTAGTTGAACAGATCCATGTTGTGTCTGAAAAATATAGCAAAAATGGATTTGTAGATCACATGCTTGTTGCTTATTCGGATTATCTTTCTAAGATGTTTAATAAGGCAAAAGAATTGGAAAAGGAGAATCAAAATGCCGTACAACACGAAAAATAGATACGAACAGGGACAGGCCCTCAGAAAAGAAATTTATATGTATATCGTCAGTTATATCAAACTGGTTGGATACGCACCGTCGATTACGGAGATTTCCGAAAAGGTGGATGTCGGGAGAGCTACGGTCTGGAAACATATTAATCAATTAGTCGATGATGACTTGCTCAGAACGAACCATCCCAGTACCGACAGGGCATATACTCCGGTTGGGTACGGAATAAGAAAGACAAGTAAGGAGATAAAATGAAACTTTATGACATTGTTACAGCAGATGGTACATTCGTCGACAGTATGAGAAGAATAGAAATTTTGGAACGGTTCGGGATTTCTAAGGGAGTCTTTCAAAGACATCTGGATAATGGCGATCTGTTAGAAGGGAAATATCAGATAAATGATTACGACTGTGACATAAAAGCAAGGGAATGTAAGGACAGGGAATTATTCTTACAGTTTGACATTCTGACTCAGAAAATAAGGAGGACTGTTGGATGGGAAACCTAAAAATTAAGCAGAAAAAGAAAGCATTCATTCCATATACGAATCAGCAGGCTCATATGTTTGCACAGTCTATCCAGAACTGCCAGAAAGAGCTTAAGGAAATGGAAAAGAAAGCTTATGAAGATGGTTTTACTGTTGGTGAAGATTGGAGCAACACGATCAACACTGTCACCACCATGATGGCTCTGAGACGCTTATATGGCTTCTCTACGAAGCGTTTACTCGCAGTCGTACAAACTGCCAATGAGTACGTTGAAATGGCAAATAGGGGCGAAATGAACGTTCTGAGCATGATACAGGACATTGAAGAGAATACAGACGTTAGATTTGATGAGATGAATAAGAATCTGGTTAAGAAGATGGGAGTTTAAAATCATGTACCAACTGCGCAATAGCGTGCCAGTTGCTTACATGGAGAAAGTGAGGACGGCAAGAAAATGGTAATAGGAAAATTAAACCCGATAAATAAAGATGATTTAAAAGTCGGAGATGTGGTTGGAGTTGCAAGAGAAGTACGGTGCGGATGGGCAACAAGTTTTAGACACGTCATGGTGTATCCGACAAAGATCATTCGCATAACTCCTAAACGAACCAAAATCGAAACCGACAAGTTCGGAGAGCACGATAAATATGAGACATTTTATAAATATGATTCCGAAGCCATAAAAGAAAGTGAAATGGCAAAGAAATTTAAGGAAATCAGAGATGGTGTATATACCATTGAAGATTTTAAGTCGAGCCGTGGTCTGAGAATAATTAAAGATGAAGATTTAGACGCATTATCAGAACACATTAATGCAGTTGCAGAAATTCTGAAAGGTTATGGAAAGTGAGGACGTAATGGATAAATTAAAACCTTGTCCGTTTTGCGGAGAAGAGGCGCAAATTTTTACCGATGATGAAATTGGATATTTAGGTAATGCTCAGTATCTTGTAAAATGCGGTAACTGTCTTTGCGGTACAGGACATTATAACAATCCCGAATATGCAATAGAAGCATGGAATAAAAGAGCGAACGATAAGGAGGACGCAAAATGTTAATCAGAAGTCAGGATAAAACAACGTTGGTAAGGTTCGAAAACATTGTAGTCAATCTAAAACTTCCAGATTCGTTGAAAGTTATATGTTGGAGTTGGCAGGATACACAGAGAAGTGGAGGATATTTTATTTTAGGAGAATATTCCACCAAAGCAAAAGCCATGAAAGTACTGGATATGATCCAGGAAGCATACGGAGATTCGGAATACACAAAATATGTAATTCCAGAAGTATGTAGGATATTAAGTATGAAGCCAAAAACGGAAGAAAACAAAGCACATGCTGGAGAACTTGGAGAAATGCTCAAAAAAGAAATGACGTTCCAGATGCCAGAAGATTGGAGCGTGGAAGTATGAAGTACAGAAAGAAACCAGTTATAATTGATGCACTTCAGTGGACTGGTAAAAATAAGAGAGAAATGTTCGATTTTCTGGAGGACTATCAGTGTACAGACCAGTACATTCCGGCAGAAGGTAAGAATTTCTATATTGACCATCGGAAGGTTCCGGGCGGATTAGTAATCAAAACGCTAGAGGGTGAACATCTGGCAAATATTGGTGATTATATCATCCGTGGTGTTCACGGTGAATTTTATCCGTGTAAGCCAGATATATTCAGAGAAACTTATGAGGATGTGGAAGAATGAAAAGATCTGAAACAACAAAATTTCTTAGTCAATTGCTGGAAAAAAGCTGTTTTTCTGGCCCAGGTAAATACTGGGCTATAGATGGCTCGTGTGGAAGCATGATTAAATACTGCGATATGAGTGCAGGAGAACTGTTTGGAAAAGTGTTATGGGACAGCACTATTAAGAAATCAGATATTGATATCTACGGCTGTGATGCGAACCTTTCTGCTGGTCAATGCCACTGACCAAAGATTATATCGACAGGTGCGAAATGGAAGTAGTTGGCAACATTTTCGACAATAAAGAACTATTACAGGAGGAAACAGAATAAGAGGGAAAAATGGAAAAATGTTTATTTAGCAGCAATTCCGATCAATGGGCTACACCTAAATATATTTTCGATGAATTAAACAAAGAGTTTGATTTCACGCTAGACCCATGCGCGGACGCAAAAAACCATAAATGCGAGAAATTTTTTACTAAAAATGAAAATGGTCTTATACAGGACTGGGGGGGATGCGAGTGTTTTGCAACCCGCCTTACGGAAGAGAAATATATCAATGGGTTGAAAAGAGCTATCAGGAAGGACATAAAGAGAATACGCTCGTTGTTTTACTGGTTCCGGCAAGGACAGATACGAAATGGTCTCAAGATTTTGTATATCACAGATCGGAAATTAGATTTTTGAAAGGAAGGTTAAAATTCGGAGGCAGCAAGAATAGTGCACCGTTTCCGTCAATGATAGTAATTTTTAGAGGACCTAAAATGTAAGCACAGGGAGGAATCAGATGAGCAGACTGATTGATGCAGACGAATTAATCAAATACATTAAAATTTGGGAGATCGGGACAAGTATTAGTTCAGATCAGAAAGAGTTTATTGATTGTGTCAACAAACAGCCGACTGCTTTTGATGTAGAAAAGGTTACGGATGAAATTTTAAGAGCAAGCTGTATAGCAAGACCCATGGGGTGGGATCGTAAAAGAGAAATTATTGAAACGCACACGGCAATTGAAATCGTGAAAGGCGGTGGAGTTGAATGAGAGAAATTCTTTTTAAGGCAAAGCGGATTGATAATGGAAAATGGGTTGAGGGATATTATCAGAAAATGTCTGAAACAACCTATTGTTTTAAAGAGGACTATGAACGAAAACCAGTATCAGAACATCACTATATTTTGCAAGAGAGAATGACTGACTGGGGACTCCCAAATCAGATAGTACAGATTGAAATTGATTCAGAAACCCTCTGCCAGTTCACCGGACTGACTGATAAGAGCAATAAGAGAATCTGGGAAAATGACATCGTTAATCATAACGGAGAATATGCCCTGGTAAAATTTGGAATGTATTGTTCAAGCTTTGATTACGGAAGCTATAATTTAGGATTTTATGTTGATTTTCCAGAAGAGACATTTTACCGAAAAGAACTTGGGTATTGGCGCAGAAAGGTTGAAACTTCCGGAAACGTGTTTGACAACCCAGAATTATTACAGGAGGAACACTGATGCAAAGAGAATTTATTTGCGGTGACTGCATGAATTTTCTCCCGGACTTTCCAGATAATTACTTCGATGTGGCAGTTGTAGATCCACCGTATTTCAGCGGCCCAGAAAAGAGAGGATTCTACGGAAGAAAGATAAGTCCAATAGGAGTACAGAGAATATACAAAGTCTCTGAACAATGGAATATACCGAACCAGGAATATTTCGACCAGCTCTTTAGAGTTTCCAAAAATCAAATTGTGTGGGGCTGCAATTATTTTGAATACAGCTTCCCACCAGGAAGAATTGTATGGGATAAGTGCAATGGGAATTCAAGCTTTTCCGATTGTGAGATAGCTGCTTGCAGTTTCCATGACAGTGTAAGACTTTTTAGGTATATGTGGAATGGTATGCTACAGGGAAAGAGCATCGCGCACGGAGAAATAATGCAGGGCAACAAAAAACTGAATGAAAAGCGAATCCACCCAACTCAAAAGCCTGTAAATTTATATCGTTGGATATGTCATAAATATCTGCAGAAAGGAATGAAGATTCTTGATACCCATGTGGGGAGTGCAAGCTCACTGATTGCATATGAGGAATACGGCCTGGAATATGTTGGTTATGAAATCAATAAAGATTATTACGATTCAGCTCAAAAACGGTTGAACGAGTTCAGATCACAATTAACATTATTTGATTTAGGAATGGAGGTGCCGGAATGAGTAAATCAGTATTAGTGATGGAAACACCAGAGAATTGCTATGTTTGCCCGTTCGGAACTGCATACTGTAGCGCTCTTGAATATGAGGGTTTGTGTGAATTAGCTGACTGTTTAGATTGCGATGTAATTCTGATGACAGAAGAACATTATGATTGTGAAAGTAAATCAAGACCAGACTGGTGTCCGCTTATGGATTTGCCAGAAAAAGACAATGGAGATTATCCAGCTAATACGTCTGATGCTGGCTTTGCAGAAGGATGGAACCAGTGTATTGATGAGATTACAGGAGGAATGAGAGATGGCGAATGCAATGAAATGTGATCGATGCGGAAAGTTATATGAATCATACAACACTAAAAAAGATAATAAAAACATCAATGGATTTATTCCAGTGAATTTAGATGTTGATAGAAAGTATTATTCACATGGCGTAACGGACTTATGCCCTGACTGTATGAAAGAATTTCAGAATTGGATGAAAGAGGTGAAGTAGATGAGTAAGAAAGTGAAGTGCTGTGAGTGTGCTTCTTTTTTAGGTTGGGCTTTGCCTGAGCGAGTAGATAAATATAACTACGAATGCGCCAAAAGAGTTTTCAAATTGGCTTCTACTACAGGAGTATGTGGATACAGCATGAAAACCAAACAGATGGCACATGAGCAGTATTGCAAACGATTTGAAAAGAATAAATATTTAGAGCAGGAAAGTGAACCTTTTAAACAGGAAATTTTGAACCTTAAAAATGCGATTTCAGAGTATGAAAAAGAAAATTTTGTGGAAGTAGACGAATCGTGGAAAATTCTATTTATGAGAAGATTTCAAGAGGTGAAGTAGATGGAGAGATTTCTAATTGATGATGGTATTAAACAGTCAAAGATAGTTGCAAATCGTTATAAATGGAGTATCGAGAATGCAGATATGGGTTCAGAAGATGCAAATGAGTTACATGCAGATATATGCAATCAATATGTAAAGGAGTATGAACAGATCGCAGAGTGGCTTGAAGAATTAAAGTCTTACAAAGATATTGGCACTCCAAAAGAATTAAAGGAACTTTATGTGGTTTAAAGGAGGGACGTATCTATGATTGATAGTTTAATAGCATTTACATTTGGAATAATATTCGGATCATTTGGCACTATTTACTTGATTGCACATTTTATCGGCAAGCGTAAATAGCAATAAAAAGGCGGTGATGATATGCGAACCAGGCAAAAGTCACTTGTTGATTTTGGCGTATATCCAGAAGATATTAACCGTTTAAAGGATATATGTCAAAAAGCTACACCAGAGCAGAGACATGATATTTTGCACTGCTGCATAAGCTCTTGCCCTCCAGGGATTGAACTTCTGGTGTATGAATCTATTGTAACAAACAAATCCTATGACCGTATCATGAAGACAAAATACATACCGGCAAAGCGAGATGATTTCTATGCATACAAGCGCAAGGCAATGGCTATGTTTTATGATACTTTAAGAAAACTAAGAGAAATATAATACTACAATTAATATTAAAATGTGGGGACAAATTTTTCTGCCATGTATGGTAATATAGTATATATCTATGACTATGTGCCATATATGGCAGTTTTTGTTTGGAGGTGAGAACGTGGGAATGCCAATGGGAAAACCGCCCATGTATAAAACGGTGGATGAAATTGAAAAAAAAATCGAAAAATATTTTGAGGATTGTAAAGGATATCCTTTGACTGATAGCAAAGGCAAGCAAGTATTTAATAAATTTGGCTCACCAGTTTTTGTAGACGTTCATCCTCCAACGATTACAGGATTGGCATTGGCACTTGGATTTGCAAGCAGACAGGCGCTTTTGAATTATCAAGCGAAGCCAGAGTTTAATGACACGATTACGCGCGCGAAAGCCAGAGTGGAACAGTACGCAGAGGAAAGACTATTTGATCGTGACGGTTCAAATGGCGCTCAGTTCAGCTTGAGAAACAACTTTAAAGGATGGGACGCTGATAAGAAAAATGATGATTTTGGAGACGGAAAGATTACGATCGTGAACAATATTCCAAGGCCGGAGAAACAGGATGGATAATAATCCTATTAGCCTGAAAGATATAATAGCTCCTGCTTTCTATGAAGTCTTTTGGGACATTCTGGACGAGAAACATACATATTACGATCTGTACGGCGGGCGTGGATCCACGAAGTCGTCTTTTGTGGGTGTAATGATTCCTTTCCTGATGATGCAGGACGCAGAGAATGATGTGTTCTCGAATGCTGTTATTTTCCGTAAAGTTGGAAACACACTTCGAGAATCCGTTTATGAACAGATAGCATGGGGAATTGACGCGCTCGGAGTCAATGAACTATGGGACACCAGTGTAAGCCCTATGCAGTACACTTATAAGCCTACTGGACAGAAAATCATATTCAGAGGACTGGACAAGGCAAAAAAGACTAAATCTATTAAAGCAAGCAAGGGATATTTCAAGTATCTCTGGTTCGAGGAGCTTGACGAATTTTCGGGAATTGAAGAAATTCGTACAGTGCAGCAGTCAGTCCTTCGAGGCGGCAGTAAGTTTGTTGTATTTAAGACATTCAATCCGCCAATTAGCCGGAGCAACTGGGCGAATGTGTATGTAGAAGAGCCACGAGACGACAGCTACAGACATAAGAGTGATTACAGATCAGTTCCTGTTGAATGGCTTGGTCAACAATTCCTTGATGATGCGGAGCATCTTAAAAAGACAAATCCAAGAGCCTATCAGCATGAATATCTTGGATTGCCTGTCGGACTCGGTACAAATATCTTTGAGTTGTTGGAAATCCGAACGATTCCAGACGAAGAAATTCAAAAATATCAAAGTGTCTATCAGGGGCAAGACTGGGGATGGTACCCGGATCCCAAAGCGTTTATTCGTGTGGCTTATGTGCCTAATCAGGACAAAGTTATCCTGCTGGATGAGCTTGGCGGATGTAAAATTCGAAATACAGCAATGGCTAACCAGATAAAGAAAAAAGGATATGATGATTATTCAATATCTTGCGGAGTTGATGAAGAAGAAAGTATTATTGACTTCCGAGATGCAGGGCTTCCAGCACGTAGGGCTATTGTCACACCGGGAAGCCGCAAATATACTTTTGAGTGGTTACAGTGCCGAACATTAGTCATTGATCCGGCACGAACGCCTAGAGCATACAAGGAAATTATTAATTATGAACATGAAGTAGATAGCAATGGAGAAGTTATCGCAGATTATCCAGATGGTAACGATCACTGGATAGATTCTCTTAGGTATGCGACAAGTCCATTGTCGATGAGAAGGGGGAACAGTGCATAATGTGTAAATTTTGCGATGAATTAGCTTCTTGGAAAGAATGCCATGATAATCCAGAATACAAGAAGAATAAATATATATACGGCTGTATGTTGTACATATACATGAAAGACCGAAAAGGGAGCATTACTTCCAGACCGTTTGACCTTAATTATTGTCCGATGTGTGGAAAAAAGATAGCGACAGGTGACTAAAATGTTAGATAGGTACTTTTCAGATAAAATAAATAAATTCTTAAGCATCGGTTTAAAAATATATGGATCATCTGACATTAACGAAATCTTAAAAGTTGTAGAATATGAAGACATTATTGTGCGAGATACTTCTGTAAGATGGATGGATTTTAAAAGGTAGATTAAATGGGACTTATAACAACACTAAAAAGGTGGTTTAACATGATATTCAAAAAACAAGCCGAAGAGGATTTTAATATCCAAGCAGCAGAATTCCCGGAAATGGAATCGTTAATTAATAAATGTGCGAACATATATCGAGGCGTTCCATACTGGCTAGATGATAAGAATAATATTAAGACGATTAATTTCGCTAAATCTGTCTGCTCAGAAACAGCTCGGCTCGCAACACTGGCAATCGGCATTCAGATTGATGGTTCCGCAAGAGCTACATGGCTACAGGAGCAGATTGATAAAGTGTATTTCCAAATACGTCACTGGGTAGAATATGGCTGTGCTTATGGAACAGTTTTTATTAAACCAAACGGTGAGAACCTTGACGTATTTACTCCGGCAGATGTGATGATCGTGGATTACGACAACCAAGAAATCAAAGGGATTATATTTAAGGATTCTTATACCGTTGGTAGAAAATACTACACAAGACTCGAGTATCACAGGTTTGTTGAGACAACAGTGGACGGAGTGACAACCTATCCGTATTATGTTTCCAACAGAGCCTATGTATCAAAATCCCCGCAGTCAATCGGCGATAAGATTGACCTTAAACAGACCAAGTGGGCTGACCTCATAGCAGACACGCCGCCGATTCTTAAGGCGAACGGAGAGAAGTTGAATGGACCTCTGTACGGAGTGCTGCGGACTCCACAGGCGAACAATGTGGATATCAGTACGCCACTTGGCTTACCGATATTTGCAGAAGCAATTGAAGAGTTGAAAGACCTGGACATTGCATACAGCCGTAATGCAAAAGAAATCCTTGATTCTAAGAGAACCGTTCTGGCTGATGATAGAATACTCATGCCGAGTGGATCACCAGTAGCAGCTATGACACCGCAGGCCATGGAACACAGATGCAAAGAAATGAGCTTGCCGGATTATGTGAAAAATGTATTCGGACAGGATGAAAAAGAGTTTTATCAAGAAATCAATCCGATTTTAAACACTGATACCCGCATAAGCGGGATAAATGCCCTTTTAAGCCAGTTAGGGTACAAGATTGGATTCTCCAATGGGTATTTTGTCTTTAACGAAACAAGCGGCATACAGACAGCCACAGGGGTAGAAGCAGAACAGCAGAGGACCATACAGTTTATCAAGGATGTAAGGGATAAACTAGAATCCTGTTTAGATCAAGTAATCTACGCACTGAATGTCCATGCTGATTTGTACGGACTTGCACCTGTCGGAGCCTATGAAGTCAATTATGATTTCGGAGACATCACATATTCTTTTGCAGAGGATAAGCAGACTTGGCTTAGCTATGTAAACACCGGAAGGGTTCCGTTCTGGTACTATCTGGTAAAATTTGAAGGATTCAGCGAAGAGGATGCGAAAGCTCTCGCAAATGAAGCGAATAAAGAAAACAAAGCAAGCGGATTATTTGGGGATGAATAGCCTATGAAGATCAATAATCATGTTGGAAATGTACATATCAAATTTGATACAAAGCGGATTGATGGTAATTTGAAAGAAGCTCAGAAGAAGCTGAACATGCAGATCGTAGCGGACTGCGAGCCTTATGTACCTTTCCAGCAAGGAGCATTGAGAAGCAGCGTAAGATATCCGCAGGGAATTGATGGCGGAGAGATTGAATACAATACTTCTTATGCTCATTATCTGTACGCGGGAGAAGTATATGGTCCGAACATTCCGCTCAAGGATGCACAGGGCAATATTATCGGATGGACATCTCCGCCTAAAAAATCACCCACAGGGAGAAGATTACAATATCATACACCAGGAACGTCCGATCACTGGTTTGATCGTGCTAAGCAGGAACATCTATCTGATTGGGTGCGGCTTGTAAAAGAAACGGCAGGTGGTAAATAATGCTTCCACCAGAGTATTTCCACGGAAAAGAAAAAAGGATCCTTGCGATTTACCAGGAACTGGAAGATTTTATAATGACGGACATTTCTAGGCGTATTCTCCAGACTGGCGGTATGACCGCCACAGCTGATCGGCTCATTTGGAAGCTCACGCAAATGGGAGAAAGCAGAGTTGCCATTGAACAGAAACTGCAGAAGCTTACAAAAATGACACAGCCAGAGCTTAGACGGATTCTGCGAAATGCCGTGATGACTTCCTGGGACAATGATAAAGATATCCTTTTAGGGATTGATGAGAATATAAGTCCACCATTGGAGAATCCAGAAGTGATAGCGGTGATGGATGCAGAGTTTAAAAAGACATTGGGAGAGCTTAGCAACCTGAGCAGGACAACCATAAATCAATCTCAACGTGATCTAATTAATCTGCTGGACAAAGCCGAAATCCGTGTTGCTTCCGGTGTGCAATCCTACACCACTGCAATTTGTGATGTGTTGGACAATTATGCACAAAAAGGAATCATGGTGGATTATCCAACAAGCGGTGCAAAAAGAACCCTTGAAGCAGCTGTGAGGTGTTGCGTGGTAACAAGTATGAATCAAACGGCGGCACAGGTAACGAATCAGTACATTGCACAGGCAAAGACAAATTATGTCCTTGTATCAGCGCATATGGGAGCCAGAACAGCACAGAAAGGACAGCCCCCTTGCGGAGATCATTCATCCTGGCAGGGAAAGCCTTACTCAATAGTTGGATCGGAACCGGGATATCCTAATCTTTTGGAAAACACTGGATATGATATAAGCCCGAAAACCGGACAGGGAACAGTTGTGGATCCGCACGGACTGCATGGGTGGAATTGCAAGCATAGTCACCAGCCATGGGCAAAAGGATTACGGAATCCATGGGCGGACGAACACAAGATTGATTCTGAAGAGAATAAGAAGATCTACGAAGATACCCAGAAGCAGCGAGCTATGGAGCGCTCTATTAGAGCAACTAAACGCCAGCTGATAATGAAAAACGAAGAAATCAACTCAGACGATATACCAGACTCTGAAAAAGAAAAACTAAGATCGGAATATGATCGAATGGCTTTTAAGCTGACTAAACAGAATAAGGAGTATAATAAATTCTGCGAGGAAAACAATCTTGCAGCACAATATTACCGTAACAAGGTAGCAGACTTTGGATATAAGCAGCAGTCCAGGGCAAATGCAGGAGCAAAAAGATTTATGAGGGCAAAGTGAGGTAGATATGGAAAGATGGGTATATTTTAATCCGAATCCAGCCGGGAATCGTGTAGGTGACTGTGCTGTCCGGGCGATATGCAAGGCGTTAGAGCTTGACTGGGAGACGGTATTTACAGGATTAATGGTATATGCTTGCTCGCTATCAGATATGCCAAGTGCTAATTATGTATGGGGATCATATTTGGCAAGGCATGGATATCACAGGAAGCTTGTGGAGCAGTCAGAGAGGTATATTTATACAGTAAATGACTTCTGTTCAGATCATCCTTCTGGCACATACATCCTTTGCATAGATGGCCATGTGGTGACGGTACAAGACGGCAAATATTATGATACATGGGATAGTGGTAACGAGATCCCGGTATACTACTGGGAAAAGGAGTAACTGAATGAGCATACAGGAATTTATTCAATTTTTTCTTTCAATTTGTGGAGGGGTATCAATTATTGGAGGGGCAGCAGCTGTTATTTTTAAATGGATTGCTCCGGCATTTCGGCTTAATAAGAGAGTGGAAATTCTGGAAGACCACGATAAAAGAGATTTTGAAACGTTAAAAAGAATAGCTGAGAGAGATTCCCTTATTTTGGAAGTCATGTCAACCATGTTGGACAGCCAGATTAGCAGCGACAATGTAGAGGAATTAAAAAAAACAAAACAGAAGCTTACAAATTATCTTGCACAGAATCAGCGTTAATTGCATTAATAAGAGGTATGCTCATGAAATTATATGTGTTCACAAAGAAAGATATAGACAGATTCTTAGTAGAGTGTAATTTCACGCCGGACGAAGAAAGATTGTTTCGGTTGAGATGTAAAGAATACACGCTTGAATACTGCGCTGAACAGATGAACGTGAGCATATCTACGGCGAAACGATTAAGCCGCCGAGTAAACAATAAAATAATCAAAGTGTGCTGATACTTTTTGGATACTAATTAGAGCCAGAAACGACCTGTTTCCGGTTCTTTTTTTATGTAAAAATATAATCAGAAAGGCGGTGTATAAGATGGCATTATATAACAATCCTTATCAATATAGTTTTGGCGTTCCTGGGCAGATGAACCAGTTCCAGCAACAGCCTGTCCAGATTCCAGCTCAACCAGTACAGCAACCACAGCAGAATAATAGCGGTATCCTGTGGGTATCCGGCGAAGTCGGCGCAAAATCCTATCTGGTAGCACCCGGGACAAGTGTTTTGCTGATGGACAGTGAAAGTGAAAAGTTCTACATAAAATCCACAGACGTTTCTGGTATGCCACAACCATTACGGACGTTTGAGTATCATGAAATAGGCACTCAGATGCCGCCTAAACAGCCTGTTCAGAACATGGACAGTAAATACGTCACCAGACAGGAATATGACGATTTAAAGGGTAAATACGAAGCTATCATAAACCGATTAAATTCTTTTTCTGAACCTGTTAGAGCTAATACCGCACAGGAATCAGCGGTCAAGGGAGGAAATGCAGATGAGTAATCCATTGTTTAACGCGCTTGGTGGCGGGATGCCGCAGGGAAATGGGCTAATGCAGATGATACAGCAGTTTATGCAGTTCAAACAGAATTTTAAGGGAGACCCGAAGGAAGAAGTTCAGAAGATGTTACAGTCTGGGAAGATTTCCCAACAGCAACTCAATCAAGTTCAACAGATGGCAGGGCAGTTTCAAAATCTGCTGAAGAATATGAAATAGTACATTACAATCTGGCCAGATTGATGTAAATACACAAAAAGGAGATTATAACTATGGATGGAAATTATAGCTTAGCAGATATTGCCGCTGCTACTGGAAACGGTAGAAATAATGACGGCATGTTTGGTGGAGATGGTAGCTGGTGGATTATTGTTTTATTCATTTTTGCTTTCTTTGGATGGGGAAACAACGGCTGGGGCAATAATGGCAATGGTGGCGGATATGCAGCCACAGCAGCTACTCAGGCAGATATTCAGAGAGGATTTGACAATTCCGCAGTAATCAGCAAACTTGACGGGATCAACAATGGACTCTGTGATGGATTCTATGCAGTGAATAACGGTATGCTTACCGGCTTTAACGGAATTAACACCAACATCATGCAGACTGGCTTCGGAATCCAGCAGGCAATCAATGCTGATACTGTAGCGAATATGCAGAATACAAATGCTTTGCAGGCACAGCTTGCGAACTGCTGTTGTGAAACCAGGGAAGCTATCCAGGGCGTAAACTACAATATGGCACAGAACACCTGTGCATTGCAGAACACCATGAACAGCAACACAAGAGACATTATCGACAGCCAGAACGCAGGGACAAGAGCCATTCTTGACTATCTTTGCAATGAAAAGATTTCTAACCTGCAGGCTGAAAACAATGATCTCAGACGCGCTGCTTCTCAGGATCGCCAGAGTGCACTTCTCACAACTGCAATGGCTTCACAGACACAGCAGCTTATTAATGCGATTAATCCAGCACCAATTCCGGCATATCAGGTTCCTAACCCGAATACATTCTACGGATGCGGATGCAATACTGGATGTAATTGCTAATAACTTCATATCGAGAGTATCTTTCGATTGATTCGAATGTCGGCTTTTGCCGTATTACACAGAGGGGCAGGCTGAGACCTGTCCTTTTGTGATATGAAAGGGGTAAAAATTATGGCAGAATTTACAAATATAGCTGCTCAGACCGTAGCAGCAAATGGAAACGTAGTATTTTCAAACACAGCAGTTAAAGGCTCTAACTGCATTCAGCACAGAGAGGGAAGCGGAATTATTACGCTAAGAGGACTTACTAACCAGTGTAAAGCGAGATTTTTCGTGGATTTTTCCGGTAATATCGCGATTCCAACAGGCGGTACTGTCGGAGCTATTTCTCTGGCTATTGCAATCTCTGGTGAGCCGGTTCTTTCTTCTCAGATGATTTCCACACCGGCAGCAGTAGATCAGTATAATAATGTGTCTTCCGGAATTTACGTGGATGTACCACGCGGATGTTGCGTTAATATTGCAGTAGAGAACACAAGCGATCAGGCTATTTCTGTTGCGAACGCAAATATTGTCGTGACTAGAGAAGCGTAGGAGGTGCAGTTATGAGAGATATCAAGGATTTATGCGCAAGGATAGAAGACGAGCTTGCAAAAATCGCAGATAGTGGGCTGACCACTGGAAACTTGGAAATGACATATAAGTTGATTGATATGTACAAAGATATAAAAAATACGCAGTACTGGGACAAAAAGGTGGAGTATTACAACGCCGTCCTTGATGAAATGCGTAGCGGATACAATGACGATTACAGCGAGCGCGGAAGAAAACGTGGCGGCATGGGGAGATACAGCCGCAGTGATGGAAGAATGATGTACCCAGATTATGATCGTGGCACCTCTTACGGTGATGAAAGTCGCGACTACGGAACCGGAAGAGGAAATTATAGCCGATCTGATGGACGAGACACTTACAGTGACTATATGACACAGAAACAGAATTATCGTTCTGGAAAGTCTGAGGACTGCAAGAGGAAGATGCTTGCCGCTCTGGAAGAACATCTTGACGAACTTACTACAGAAATGAGCGATATGTCCAAGGATGCAGAGTGCCGGGAAGAGCGTGATCTTGTTAAAAGATACGTTGAAAAACTGAGAAGTATGCTTTGACTCTTGCAAATGTGGGGACAACTTTTTAAAAAAAATGTGATACTATAATCTTGCAAGGCATGGTGAACCTTGTAGGGCTTGCTGATTAGAAGTTTTTGCTTTCTTTTTCGTTTCATGTCCTCCTTTCTTTGTGAATATGTCCTTAAGAGAAACAGATTCGAGCGGAATCTGGAGGTTGAAAAGCGGATGCAATTTCCGGCATATTCATTAGCCGGTTTGACTGACTGGTAACACCTCTTTGTAAATGAAACAACATCTCCGTGAAAGTCGGATAGTGGCAGGCATAACACGATAAATACCTTGCTAACCCGGGAATCCGGGTTAATGGAATGTAGCTCAGTGGTAGAGCAGTAGCCTTATAAGCTATGTGCCGCAGGTTCGATTCCTGCCCTTCCGATTACCTTGCCAGTGGTCTAACTGGCTTAATCCATACCTGCGGCGGCAGGTCAATAAAAACGGCCAGGAGGATATATATGCAGAAACTTATTGACACATTAAAATCATTTGGAATTGAGATCCCGGAGGACAAGCAGGCAGATGTTAAGAAAGCACTCTCTGAGCATTACAAAAATGCGAAAGAAGTAGCGAAAACTCTGTCAAAAGTCGAGGGAGAACGTGATGACTGGAAAGAACGTGCTGAGACAGTAGAAGAAACTCTGAAAGGTTTTGACGGTATCGACCCGGCGAACATTCAGACAGAGCTTGCTGAATGGAAGAAGAAAGCCGAGGATGCAGAAAAGGAATTCAATGCGAAGATCTATGACCGCGATTTTTCAGACGCACTTAAAACAGCACTTGATGATGTTAAATTTTCCAGTGAGGCTGCAAAGAAGTCTGTTATGGCAGACATTAAAGAAGCCGGATTGAAGCTGAAAGACGATAAAATCCTTGGGCTGAATGACTTGATCGAGCAAATGAAACAGACTGACGCATCCGCTTTTGTAGACGAATCTCAGCAACAGGCTCAGCAGAACCAGGCAAGATTTACCACTCACGTTGGACAGCAGCAGACACCGGGAAGCATGACAAAGAAAGATATCGAAGCAATCAAAGACCCGTCCGAGAGACAGGCTGCAATCGCTCAGAATATCCAGTTATTCCAGTGATTTTTACACCGACTATACGACAGAGTATAGCCGCTAACCCAATGCCTTAACAATTATGGGTAGAAAGGATTTTTATATGGCAGCAAAAGCTAATCTTATTATGACAAATGATATCCAAGTCACAGCACGTGAGATTGACTTTGTAACCAGATTTGAAAGAAACTGGGAACACTTGCGCGAGATTCTTGGTATCATGCGTCCAATCAAAAAGACACCCGGAGCGGTTCTTAAATCGAAATACGCAGAAGGCACATTACAGGACGGAAATGTTAAAGAGGGTGAGGAAATCCCTTACAGCAAATTCACTGTAAAAGAAAAGCCTTATGCAGAAATGAATATTGAGAAGTACGCAAAGGCTGTATCTATCGAAGCAATCAAGGATCACGGTTATGAGAACGCTGTTCAGATGACCGATGATGAATTCCTTTTCCAGCTTCAGACCAATGTTACTGAAAGATTTTACGATTATCTGAAAACAGGTACCCTCACATTCACAGAAACTACTTTCCAGATGGCTCTGGCAATGGCTAAAGGCCGTGTAGAAAACAAATTCAAACAGATGCACAGAAATGTGACTGGCGTTGTTGGATTTGTGAATATTCTTGATGTGTATGAGTATATTGGAGCAGCTGAGATTTCTATTCAGAATCAGTTCGGATTCCAGTACATGAAAGATTTCATGGGCTTCAATACCATCTTCCTGTTATCTGACAGTGAGATTCCAAGAGGACAGATTATTGCGACACCCGTTGAGAACATCGTACTTTACTATGTTGACCCGAATGAATCTGACTTTGCGAGAGCTGGGCTGGTGTATACCGTTTCCGGCGAGACAAATCTGATCGGATTCCACACACAGGGTAACTACCACACAGCAGTATCCGAAGCGTTTGCAATCATGGGACTTACACTCTTCGCAGAGTACATTGATGCTATTGCTGTCGGAACCATCAACGCAACTCAGACACTTGGAACTCTGACTGTAAACTCTGCGGCAGGAAGCAAAAGCGGAGATACTAAAGTAACCATTACTCCGGCAAAAGCAAACGCGGGAAATGTGTACAAGTACAAAGTTGCATCTTCTGAGACTTCCGTAGACTACGGACAGAACGTGAAAAACTGGAGCGCATGGGATGGCGAATCCGACATTACTGCAGCAACAGGACAGGTAATCACAGTGGTTGAGTGTGACAGCACTTATAAAGCACTTAGCGCTGGACACGCGACTGTAACAGCAAAATGATGATCAAGTAGGAGGTAGCTGGCATGGCTTATGCAGATTATAAATTCTATACAGAATCATTCGGCAATGTCGTGCCAGAAGCCGGCTTTCCACGGCTGGCAGAAAGAGCCAGTGATTTTGTGGACACAATGACATTTGACAGGTTGGTGGACGGACTGCCAACAAACGAACGCTCACAGAAGCGTATCAAAAAGGCGGTCTGTTCATTGGTTGAATTAATGTATCAGATTGAGCTTGCTGAGAAGAATGCTACCAATGCCGCTGTGAGTGGTACATCAACCACAATCGGGTCCGGTGGTAGCACGACAGGCATTGTAACATCTGTAAGTTCCGGCAGTGAATCCATCTCTTACGCAACACCTCAGCAGATTGGAGCAAGCGCAAAGGAATGGAGCGCAGTATATGCCGCCGCCGGAGATGTACAAAAAACGAATGACTTACTCTTAAAGACAGCTTTGCCACTTCTAATGGGAGTAAGGACAGATGATGGAATACCGATTTTATATGCGGGGGTGTGAGTATGATTTGCAATAAAAAGGCTTATTCAGATATGCGAAAAGACTGTGAAAGCTGCCCAGACAAACAACAGTGTTGGAGCGGTAAAAATGTTGGAGTAGCCTATTTAGATGCAAGCATTATAGAAGAGGCATCACAGCCACTTATGAGAGAAACAAAGACTATAAATGTCGGTGGTGTACTCACAACGGTATATAAAGATGATATTGAAAGAGAAATATATAAGGCTTTGCGAGAGCCTTTTTCTCTGAATTTTGGAGCGTAAAGGAGTGATTATATGGACATTTCAACATTAGGCTCATGCGTGGCAATCGTTATGATCTGCTACATTGCAGGAATGGGCTGCAAAGCATCAAAAAGAATCTCCGATGAATGGATTCCGGTAATCATGGCGGTTATTGGTGGGATTCTTGGAGCTGTCGGAATGGGAGTTATCCCGGATTTCCCGGCAACGGATTATATAACAGCAGTTGCGGTCGGTATGTTTAACGGATTGTCAGCTACTGGTGTGAATCAGGTTATTAAGCAGACAGTGCAGAAAGAGTGATTTTATGGGCGGACGTGGCGGAAGTAGTGGATTAACATCTGTAAGTCCAGAACAAAAACGTCTTATGAGTAACTTGCAGAAACGTAATGCTAAATACTCTATGTATTCAACACCAAAATTCACAAAAAACAAGGATGGTTCGGTTTCTTATGAGTATAAAAAGGAACAGATAATCAATCATGTTCATGGCGGGAAAATGCAAAGTGCTGAAAAGAACGATGTTTACCGTCGCACAGAAGTTATAACTGGGAAAATTATGAAAGATGGATTACGTCGAGAAAACAAACCAGTCAAAACAGAAACCCTTATAAAAAGAGGAAAACGGTAAATTATGGCAAACAAACAAACCAGTATAGCCTATGAAAATCTGAACCGCCGTATTTTCCCCGGCGTTGGTGAATACGGTATACCGCAGATAGAACCTGAGGCATTCGAGGGCAACTGTGAATTTGTCGGTTTTAATTATGCCAGAAAAAAATGCAATAACCCAGAAGAGAAAGCTGTTCATTTCTTTTTGGACGATTATCAGTTTGATGCACTATGGAGAAATCCAGACAGATATGTGGATAAGCTGAGCAAATTCCGGTACATTCTAACACCGGATTTCAGCACTTACACTGATTTCCCGAAAGTCATCCAGATATACAACCATTACCGAAAACACTGGATAGGTGCATATCTGCAAGAATATGGTTGCCGTGTGATTCCAACAATATCATGGAGTACACCGGATTCTTACGATTGGTGTTTCGATGGGGAGCCAGAGGGCAGAACGGTGGCGGTCAGCTCAGTAGGTTGTATGAACAGCAAGGGCAAAAAATGCCTATTCTTATCTGGATACAATGCCATGATTGAAAAGCTGCACCCAGAAAGCATTATCTTTTACGGGAAAGTGCCGGAAGAGTGCAAAGGCAATATTGTCCGAATAAAACCATTCTCTGATAGATTTTCAAAAGCAATATGTGAAGGATAGGAGGGTATCATGTACGAAAAAACGGTGACGATTTTCAACTATTACGAAAGTGCCACAACGGGAGATGCGTACTGGTATCCTCATGTGTTATCTGGCGTTGACCTCATTACGGACAAGGGAGCAATTCTCAAAAAGTACGGACCAGACGCAACCGACAACGCACAGTTACACGTTCGATACACTGTCCAGAACGGCGATATAACCATTACTGACAAGGACGGCAAGATTCTTCCATACGTACCGCCTAAAGAGTGGAAAAGACAGATTAACAACGCTCTGGAAGACACTATCACATTCTCAGATGAATCGTTCTTCTGGGAGGGTGAGTGGACTGGTGGAACGGTATCTGATGGTGATTATCGAAATGGATTTTATCAGTACATAAACCAGAACAAGGACAATGTATTTAAAATCACCAGCGTGGGCGGTCCGTATACACTGATACCACATTTTGAAATATTAGGAAAGTAGGATGCAATATGGCGGATAAACCGATCGGCAAGGACGCAGAGGGATATGAGATTCTGACAGAAGCCATGAAAGCTTTACTGAATCAGTATCCTGGACTGTATGAAAACGAAACAATCAAATATGAGGAACTTGGAACTGATAGCGGTATCTCATTCTTTGCGGATACAGGAGCATTAATCTATTCAGAAAAAGAGGATGTATGCGGAACGATGCACCAGGTGTGCCAGTATCCGTTTATCGTGGTTTACCGTACAGCTTCCGAAAAGGAGCGCCAGAAGCTATCTGTTCAGAAGTTTCTGGACAACCTTGGCAAGTGGATTTGCCGTGAACCAGTCACAGTAGATGGCACTGAGACGCGCTTATCCGCTTTTCCAGAGCTTTCCAGAGGACGAGTGATAAAACGCATCATTCGCGATAATTCCTACGGTACAGAGCCGCAGGAGAACGGTGTACAGGACTGGTTACTTCCGATCACAGTCAAATATGAATATGACTGGGAAAAATGGTGATTACACCAATTAAATATAATAACTAACCGGCTATCAATCGGAGATAGTCGCTAACCTACACAGCCTTTTAAGAGTTATAGGCAGAAAGGACATTTCTATGGCAGTTACAGGCAAAATTGACCGTAAATACATGGCTCATTATATCGATGCAGGTTCTCTCTGTGGAGGACTGACACCGAAGTATGAGCGTCTTGGAAAAGATCTGGAAGAGTACAATGTAGAACTCAATCCAGACACCGAAACATCTAAAAATATTCTTGGAGAATCCACATTTAAACATAATGGCTATGAAGTTTCTTCTGACGCTGATCCGTTCTATGCAGATACCACATCAGGCCTGTTCACAGCATTACAGAAGATCGTAGATGGACGTCTCAAAGACGACAACCTCAAGACAAAAGCAGTTGAAGTTCATCTCTGGACAGAAGCCACAGCAGGCAAATATGAAGCATACCAGCAGGATTGCTACGTTGTGCCGACCTCCTACGGCGGTGATACATCCGGATATCAGATTCCATTTACCGTCAACTATACCGGTGAACGTGTAAAGGGAAAATTTGATATCAGTTCCGGTACATTCACAGCTGACAGCGAATAAGCACATATACAAGGAGGACATGCTGAATGGCAAAAGTAATTAATGTCAAAATTGATGATGGAATTCTCATTTTTACATTTACCAACAACGAAGACGAAGTTTTTTCTTCTTTCAAGCTGAACCCGACGGACATTAACGTGGCAGCACGTGCAGAGGAACTGGCAGAATACTTTGAACAGCTCAAAGATTCTATCCAGAAAGTCGCTTCTGGCAAAGAAATGGCTGAACTGAACAAACAGATCGAGGATAAAATCAACTATCTGCTCGGATATGAAGCATCAAAGGATCTGTTCAAGGAACCGATCACAGCAACTACCGTGTTTGGAAATGGTCAGGTGTTTGCTTATATCGTACTTGATAAGATCGCAGAAGCAATCGCGCCGGAAATCGAAAAGAGGAAAAAGAAAATGCAAGCAGCGGTCAATAAGTATACGGAGAAGTATACAAAATGACCGCCTATGAGCTTCCCACCTCGCTTAACATAAGTGGGGTGGATTTTTCTATCAGAACGGACTTTCGGGCAATCATTGATATTCTCATTGCCATGAACGACCCAGGACTGGATGAACAAGCGAAATCAGTTGTCATGTTACAGATTCTGTTTGAGGACTGGCAGAGCATACCGGTTGAGTGTCTGGATGAGGCCTGTCAAAAGGCTTGTGAATTCATCGACTGTGGCCAAGCTGACAATGATCCAAACAAACCGAAGCCCCGCTTAATGGACTGGGAACAGGATGGAGATATGATCGTACCGGCTGTAAACAAGGTTGCTGGAAAAGAAATCAGAGGAGTGCCTTATATGCACTGGTGGACGTTCTTCGGATACTTTATGGAATCTGGTGAATGCCTGTTCAACACGGTTGTTGGAATCCGGTCAAAAAAGGCAAAAGGTGAACGGTTGGATAAATGGGAAAAGAAATTCTACCACGATAACAAGAACATTATTGACATAAAAACACGTCTCAGCGAAGAAGAGCAAGCGTATAAAGACGCGCTGAATGAGATGTTGAACCTCAAATAGCTAGGAGGTGGACACATGGCTGCTGATGGCTCAGTCATTATTGATACCAGAATGGATACAACCGGTGTCCAAAATGGCGTATCAGCTATAAAACAGTCATTTAACGGCCTTGGGAGTGCTGTAAAAAAAATCGGCCTGTTGATTGGTGGGGCGTTTGCTGTCGGTAAATTGGTACAGTTTGGCAAAGAGTGCGTGGAACTTGGCTCTGATTTGGCCGAAGTGCAGAACGTGGTCGATGTTACATTTACAACCATGTCCGATAAGGTTAATGAATTCGCAAAGAACGCCATGACCTCAGCCGGATTATCTGAGACTATGGCTAAACGGTATGTCGGTACGTTCGGAGCAATGTCTAAGTCGTTCGGATTCTCAGAAGCACAGGCTTACGACATGTCAACAGCTCTGACACAGCTGACTGGTGATGTAGCATCATTCTATAACATCAGTCAAGATTTAGCCTATATCAAGCTGAAATCCGTGTTTACAGGCGAAACGGAAACATTAAAAGATTTAGGTGTCGTTATGACGCAAAGCGCACTTGACCAGTATGCGCTTGCAAACGGCTACGGCAAAACCACATCTGAAATGACCGAGCAAGAGAAAGTTGCTCTTCGTCTAGCTTTTGTACAGAATCAGTTATCGGCCGCATCTGGAGACTTCATCCGAACATCTGACAGCTGGGCTAACCAGGTGCGAGTGATGCAGTTGCAGTTGCGGTCTCTCAAAGCAACAGTCGGACAGGGATTGATTAATATTTTCACACCTGTTCTGAAAGTTATTAATATCTTGCTAGGTAAACTGGCAACTCTGGCGAATGCGTTCAAGTCATTCACGGAGCTTATTACTGGCAAGAAATCATCAGGTCAGACAAGTGGAAGTGGAGCAGGTCTTACCGGAACAGACGCGATCGCAAATACAGCGGATCAGTATGGACAGGCAGCGGACAATGCAGAGAAATTGGCGGATGCCAATAGAGATAATGCAACAGCCACGAAAAAAGCAAATAAAGAAACAAAAAACTATCTTTCGTCACTTGACGAAGTACACAAGGCTAGTTCCACAGAGGGCACATCTTCAACTCCATCCGGTTCTGGATCCGGTGGAACTGGTTCTGGAGGCGGAGGATTGCCGAGTTCGGTTGGCAGTGTGGATTATGGCAGCCTAGCAGAGGGCGAAAATGCACTGGATAAAATCAGTGATTCTGCCAAGAAATTAGCAGACTTACTTAAAAAACTCTGGAAGCCATTCCAGGACGCTTGGAAGAAAGAGGGCAAGAATACTATTAATGCGGCAAAAACCGCACTTGATGGACTTAAAAAGCTCGCTGTAAGCGTAGGTAAAAGTCTTGTGGAAGTCTGGACAAATGGCACAGGCACAACAATGCTCACGACCATGCTTAAGATTGCCCAGAATGTGCTTAAGACCGTCGGGAATATCGCATCCGGTTTTGCTGATGCGTGGAACAAGAACAATGTCGGAACGCAGATCATACAGAACATTGCAGATGCTCTTGTAGTAGTTATGCAGTTTGTTGAAAGGATTGCCGCAGATACGGCAACATGGGCGGCAAACTTGGACTTCTATCCATTGCTAGAATCTATCAGTAATTCGACATCAAAAATGGTACCGATGTATGAAGCGATAGGAAATGTCCTTGAGCGGATATATAACAACATCATTCTTCCGATGCTCAAATGGGTAATTGAGGTAGGACTCCCGACAGTAATTAACTTAATTGCTGATTTGGTTGGATTCTTTACAGACCATCAATCTATTATCGAAGCATTTGGCACAGCTCTTATAGGTGCATTTGCCGCTACAAAAATAGCAGAATTAGCTTCGAGTATTGGTAAAAGCATCAGCACGATCATGTTGTATGCAAAAGGTCTCATAGCATTAATGACTGGTTCCGGTGGAATTATAGGCGGTATTAAAGCTATTGCAACAGCTATCGGACCGGGGGGAATATTCGCTATTGCCGTTGGAGCTTGCATTGCGATTGGTGTTTTGCTGTACAAAAATTGGGACAAAATCAAAGAGGTTGCAGGAATCGTAGCATCTGCTGTTGTTGGTTTCTTTAAAACAATGGGCGAAGGTGTAAGTATGATTCTTTCTGATCTAAAAGAGACTGTTACTGGAATCTTGGATGCGATAGGAACGCTTGTTTCAAATGTCGTTTCTTCGATAGTTAAATTTGTAACTTCAAAGACGCGAGAAATGGCAGAAGCGGCAACCAGAAAAATTAGTGGCATGAAAGAAAAGATGTCAACTTTATGGAACGGTATGAAAGCCAATGTAAAAGAAACTTGGGATAATATCATTGCGATTGTGAGAAATAAAGTTGCAGCTATCCGCGATGCTATTGTAAACAAATTTACATCGGCAAGAGACAGAGTAGTGGAAATCTTCGGCGGCATCCGTGATACCATCCGTGACATTCTTAACAAGGTCATCGGAATTGTCAACGGTGCGATTGGAACTGTCAATAGTGCGATCGGCGGAATTGAATCAGCATTTACATTCGGACCGTGGAAGATTCCAACTCCTTTTGGTTCAAGAACAATTGGATTTACAGCTAATTTTCCAAGAGTTCCTACAATTCCATATCTTGCAAAAGGTGCCGTTATTCCGCCAAGATCAGAGTTTCTGGCAGTCCTTGGAGACCAGAAGAACGGTCGCAACCTGGAAGCACCAGAAGACCTGTTAAGACAGATCGTAAGAGAAGAAACTGGCGGAAATCATGGTAGTGGCGGAAATTACAGATTTACAGCGCAATTGAACCGCAGAACGATATTTGATGAGATGATTGACGAAGCAAAGTTAAGGCGTGATGCAAGCGGTACAAATCCGTTTGAACTGGCATAGGGGGGGTGAGAACGTGGCATTTTCGATAAGCAAATCAATAACTGATAGATATAAAATAAATGGACTTCTCATTCCTCAGCCAGATAAGGATATGCAGTGTAAATTCGAAACTACATATTCAGAAGGAAGTAACCGTACACAGTATGGAAGAGCAATAATAGTACCACTTTATACAGTTATGCAATATAGCTATAAAGCCACAAATGTTCGCGTTGATGAGAAATCAACCAATCTCGTAAATGCAATAATTAAAGGGAAACCGTTTATGTTGTATCACTGGTTAGCACACAAAAACGAATGGCGTTCAGAACAGTTTTATGTTGGAAAAATGCAATATAATATAGCTCAAGTAGGAGAATATTATTCTGAAATATCATTCAATATGCAGGGGGTGAATCCGCTTGATTAATGCGTCTAAAGAATTTAAAAACGCACTTGCAGAAGGTAAAATACTATGTGAAATAGTGGATATCACTTTTGCCGATGGAAGAAAAAAGACCTTGGACAGCGAAATTCTGGTAGGCGGAGGAGGCTTTACGGATTGCGCTGAAAGCAGCAGTTTCCCGATTGGAACCACAATATGCAAGTCCATGACACTGAGCCTGGATAACACAGAGGACCAGTGGAAGGATTACTACTTTTACAAAGCAAAATTAACCGCCTACCTCAAAATGCAAGTAACTGATAGCGTTGTGGAAACCATAAAAAAAGGAACCTACACCATTACAGCTCCTGAGCAGTACGGTGAAGTCCTTGAATTCACAGCACTAGATGATATGTATAAAGCTAATGCGCCTTACACAAGCAACCTTGTGCTTCCACAGTCAGCTTTTACATTGCTCCGGGATGCCTGCGAAACTATTGGAATCTCTATGGGATTTTCCTCCATGGAACACGGGGACGTGGTGATTAACAGTATTCCAGATGGGATCACTTTCCGGCAGCTGATTGGCTGGGTAGCTATGTTAGATTCGGCTAATGCAAGGGTGGACGTAAATGGTAATTTACAGTTAATCAAATGGAATTTCGATTCTGTATCAGTAGACTACGGAGCGACAGTTGGGGCTGATGGATATCTTGTGTTTGGAGGAGGATCAAGCGTAGATTCCAACGGATTCATTTCTCCAAGCGCCGGAAACTGGTACTTAGATAGTGATGGATATCTCACATTAAAAGAAGGAGTTGGAAATCCTATCAGATTGAGAGATTATTTTTCTTCGCCGACTCTCTCAAGTGATGATATCGTAATAACTGGAATCAAGATAAAAAATACGGAATCAAATGCCATGTACGGAAAAGATGGGTACGTCCTGGAATTGGAGAATGATTTGCTTAGTGATGCCGATCTTGAAACTGTAGCTGGTTGGATCGGAGGTAATCTAATCGGGAAATCATTCCGGAGCATGGAGGGAAGTCTGATTTACAACCCATTAACAGAATTTGGAGATATGGCTTTTACTTACGACAGAAAAGAAAATAAGTATATAACGCCAATTACCGATGTATCAAGCAGGCTGAACGGAACAACAGATGTAAAAACAAAAGCCGAAAATCCAATAAGAGGGAGCAGTAAGTTTTTATCATCTGCTGATAAAACATTAATAGCTGCTAAAAAAATCATTGAAAACGAAAAAACAGCCAGAGAACAAGCTGTTAAAAAACTTGAAAATGCGCTGGCTAATTCAGAGGGACTTTTTGAAACTCTTGAGGTGCTTGAAGATAAAAGCGTTATTACTTATTTGCACGATAAACCATTACTAGAAGAATCAAAAGTTGTGATAAAGCTAACCAGTAATGCTATAGGGGTTTCCAATGATGGCGGTGAAACTTATCCATACGGATTTGTTGTTGACGGAACATTGATAACAAGGCTTTTATACGCAGAAGGGATAAATGCGAATTATATAGATTCCGGTGCTTTAACTGTTAGGGATTCTGATGGAAATATAATATTCCAGGCAGATATGAATACAAAAAAAGTATATCTCGATGGATCCGTGCAGATAGGCGGCGGGAAGACCATCAATGATATCGAACAAACAGCTGAAAATGCAATGAAAGCAGCTGCACTTGCTAAGAACATGACATTACAATTAAGCAATGAATATCAGGGAATATCTGTTGATTCTGACGGGAATTATGGGACATTTCCAAACGGTGTGACTACACAGGCAGTTGTGATGTACGGAACACAGGATATTACAACTGATTGTAGTTATGCGATATCAAAATCTGATGGAGTGGATGGAACATGGGATATCTCAACAAAAACATATACTGTAACTGGATTAAATACAGATAATGGATGGATAGATATAAAAGCCACTTATTTAGAAACCTTATCCGTTAGCAAAAGATTTTCTATATCAAAGCAATATGCCGGGGAAAAAGGTGACCAGGGCGTACCTGGTAGAACGTATTTTATTGAAATGTCATCGGGTATTTTAAAACGTGGACAGGATAATAAAGTATCACCAAACAGTATAACTGCAAAAGCATATTACAGAGATGGGGATAAGGCAGAAAGAAAAGAGTATAAAGGTAGATGGAAAGTTCAAACATCAACTGACGGATCTACTTATAGTGATGTTTTAGCAAGTATTGTGGATGAATCAGAAAAATCTTATACAGTTGGATCATTGGACAGAAGTGTTATATATATAAGATTTATGTTGTATGAAGCTGGAGGAAACAGCAATCAGCTCGATATACAAACTATTCCAATATTGATTGATGTTGATGCGCTTACACATGAGGAAATTTTAAATCTTTTAACAAATGATGGTGCGATTAAAGGAATTTATAAAGAGGGAAATCAATTATACATATCCTTTACTTATGCAAAAGGCGGAACGTTGAAGCTTGGCGGTCCGAACAATGGATATGGAACATTTGAAGTATATGATGCGGACGGAAATGTTATTTGTAAAATAAATAACACAGATGGTTTTAAAAATATAAAAGGAAGCGAATGGGCGCAAATAAAGGAATCTATATTCAGCGCAGGATATGGAAGTCTTACAGACGGAGTACTCGATTTATCAGCTCAATATGATGATGGCAGACATGTGGTATTATCTGCTATATCAGGAGATTTGATCTTTAAAATAAGTCGATATTTTAGAATAGAGGGGTTAAAAGCAGTCACAAGTGGAAGTTCAATGCTGTATAATTCTTCAAGTTATTATGCAGGATATTCCTCCGCTTCCTCTAAACGTTACAAAGTGCTTGGCAAAACTGTAAGAGAAGACGAATTGGAAGACCTCTACAGAATCAAAGTAATCTGGGCGAAGTACAAAGACGGATATCTTATGGAGCAAGACGAACGGTGCGGTAAAGAAATGCCAATGTTCATCGCCGAGGACATTGACCGAAGATTCCCAATTGCCGTTGACCATGACGAAAAAGGCAAGGCTGAAAATTGGAACTATCGTATTATGATTCCTTGTATGTTTGCAATGCTGAAAAATGAGCATGAGAAAGTCAAAGAATTGCAATCCGAATTAGAATCGATCAAAACGGAACTGACTGAATTAAAAGAGTTTATTAATCAATACATAGTAAAAAAGGAGGTATAAAAAATGTCTGACAACAAACCTATCACGCGAGAAGAAATGTATCTCGCAAAGTTAACTGGAGATTATACAGGGGAGGTGCCAAAGCCAATAACCAGGAAAGAAAGATATCTGTATAAACTGTGTATTGATGGAATTGGAACCAGTAAAGAAGCCGTAGCAGAAGCAGTCCAGACGTACCTGTCCGATAAGGGCGTTGGACTTAACATGGATACAGATGGCTATGTGAGTTTAAAAACAACGGAGGTAAGCAATAATGGCTGATACATTTAAAGGGATAATCACAGCAGATGGAAAGAAACGGCAGCTACCTTACGGTGCAGTGTTGGACAGGCCAGTTTCTGACGCAACGTTGTCTAAAGAGGGCGGGTTTGCAGATTCCAAAGCGGTAGGGGATAAATTTGCGAAAATAGACAGTGAGACTGCTTCGCTAAAGGAAGATATAGTTGCCAATTCAAATGAATTGTATAATAAAGAAAAGGAAGAAATTGCTGTCGAGCCGTCTGATTACAACTTATTAGAAAATAAAGTTGCGTATATTGATACTAATAATGAAATTATGACATATGAAAACGCAAACGCTTATGTGATGCACAAAATCGTTATTAGTGGAGAAAAATATAGAATACTGTCACAAACACATGGTAGTGTAAACACATTGTTATATGCTATATGTGATTCGAACGGTAAAGTGATAAATTCAGCAAAAATGGGTGTATCGCCAAATACTTATATCACAACTGAAATATCAATACCATCGAATGGTGTTGAATTATATTTGAATGAATTTCCAACACAGACATATCCCTTAGTGGTTAATAAAATAGAAACTATAAATATTTCTAAAATAAATGGAAAAGAAACTGTAAATTGTTGGGGTGATTCACTCACTCGTGGAGTGGGTGTTGGTGATTCATATTCTAAAGCATTCCCATATGTTTTATATGGCTTACTTGATGGTAGAGAAGTGATTAATTGTGGTGTAGGCGGAGAAAATACGATTAACATAGCTTCAAGACAAGGTGGTTTACCAAATATTGTAAAGCCATTTACCATACCTGCAAATGCAAGTAAAGTAGAAGTTAAATTAACTAACATATATGGTGGCAGTACTGGCATATTGTTGCAAGGTGGTTCGGCATTAGACCCAACGACAGGTAAATATGTTATGACCGCACAAATAAATCCCTGTTCTATCAATGGAGTAGAGGGTACACTTACCTATGAAAATGGAAAATATTATTTTTCTCGTTCCGAAAATGGAGAGTCCGTAATTGTTTCTCGCCCAACTCCCTTAATTACTTATGCAATGAAATCAATGCGTGATAATATTAACATTATATGGATTGGAACTAATGGTGGGTTTACTACCTTAGCCGAACTGATTGAATGTATAGAAGCAATGATTGACTATATGAGTCCTATCAACAAAAAATATATTGTGATTGGAATCCATCACTTAGTTAGTACAGTTACCGAAACGTTTGAAACGATAGAAAAAAATATGGCAATGCATTTTGGTAGGCGTTATATAAATCAAAGAAAATATATGATTGAATATGGTTTATCTGATGCGGGAATTACACCAACGGTTGAAGATACAACAGCCATTTCGCAGGGTAAAATACCACCATCTTTACTATACGACGATGTGCATTATAATGATAAAGGCTACAATATAATTGCTACTCTTGCTTCTGAACGTGGAAAAGAACTTGGTTACTGGTAATTAACTAAAGAGGGCTTTAGTGAATTAAGTAAAAAAAAGTGGGGAGGATTAAAACCCCTCTCCACTTTGCAGCGACATTATTAACAGCCAGAATCTTCTTGCTTAGATACAGCAAATGTCCTCACTATATTTGCACCAGGAACATTGCCATCATTAATACACTTAGCCATGCGAAGCATAGATATGATTTGTGATGAAGACGGATGCTCCTTGCCGCAATTTGGACAAATTACCTTTTCCGTGTTAATTTGTTCATTTACGTAATAGTTGCAATTACAAGTACAGAAAATTTTCAATTTTAAAAACATTTTGCGACACCTCCTTAATAGGTTGATTATAGCATATTTTTAAAACATGTACCACGACTTTTAGTGAAGCATTGCGCTCCTTAATTTTGAGGGGCGAACCAAATATGAAAGGAATTATATAATGAGCAAATTACAAGAATTTTTAAACCTTGGTGATTATTACGCATCCAACGGCGGGTACCTTGAAAAGAAAAGCAACTCCTATCTGGATGATTTTAAAAAGAATGCAGGATACAACAATTACACAAAATTTGCAAGAGATGTAAATAGTTGGGGACAGCCAGGATGCCAGGGACAGCCATGGTGTGCAGAGTATCAGTTCTGGAAGCTGGTGAAAGTAATTGGAATCACAAATGCCCTCAAAATCATGGGTGGTGGTTTTTACAATTGTGTATCAATCACTAATTGGGCTAAGAAAAAAGGTACTTGGCGCAACACTCAAAAGGTAGGTGCGCTTGTAATCTTCCGCAATGGCTCCCATGTTGGAAGTGTGCAGAGTTTTGATAGCTCGAGAATCTATACAAATGAAGGAAATACTTCTAGTGCAGCTGGAGTAGTAGCAAATGGCGGAGCGGTACGAAATAAATCCTACGCTATTGATGATTCTTCCATTGATGGATATGTTTGGATTGATTGGGAATCCTACGAAGATACAGCCACATGGAAAAAGACTGGAATCAGAACTGCAACCGTGAATGACTTGTATGTCCGCGAGACACCGAATGGCTACATTATGGGTTCAATCAATAAAGGAACCGTTGTTGAAATTGACGGAAAGACAAGCGAAAAGTGGACGCATGTAAAAGTTTCCGGTATCGGTATTGGCTGGATCTGGACTGGATATCTAGCAAAGGAGGGTGGCCCCGCATCCGCTACCATTACAGGAAAACAGGACAAGACACAGGTGCTTTTCAAGGGGAATGTAACCGCCACTGTGCTTAATGTGCGTACCTGGGCTGGAACTGAGTACCCGAACATCAAAAAATACCCAAAGCTCAACCAGGGAAATGAAGTAGAGGTAATGAATTTTACCCAGAAAGATAAAAACGGTAGTAAGTGGTATTACATTCGCATTGCTGGAAAATATTATGGATTTGTGTCTGCAAAATATGTTAAGAAGCAGTAAAAATATCCCGGGGAATTAACCCCGGGAATTTCTTTTATTTAATTGCTGATAACATCAATGTGCCAGTTCTTCAGTACCGATATCATTAAGCACAGCTGCAGAGGTTCGGTTCGGCATGGTAAAGCGCTGGGAGAGATAGCGCATAGAAGCACCGATTTCTCCATCCGGGCCACCGGAGTCCGATACCCTGTAATAGATAAAATTCACTTGTTTTTTGGAAAAAAGTTAAATCTGAATTAAGAAATAGTACAATCGTAACCTGTGAAAAATTGATATGTCTTAGATGATAATATCAAAATACACCATTTCAGCCTCTTTGTCAAATACAATCTGATCGATTATAGTTCGAATAAAGTTCCCTTTTGTACTACTTTCGGCAGCAGGATCCAGGAGAACATCATACACACTTCGAATCTGCGAAAGGACATTATCCCTGGATGGATCTTCTGGTTTTTGTGCTTCCAGTTCTTTGATATTCTCTAAAAGAGATTCTCTTTGTTTCTGTAGTCTTATCTTGTTTTCTTTGTATTCTTCCAAAGTATCAATCTCATTTTCATAGGCAAGCTTAATTCGCAGCTCCCGGGTTGAAAGTCTGGCCAGTTCCTGCTTCAGCTGTTCCAGTTCCTCATTTTGCGCCGGCGCAGTTGTTTTGGGGACATACTGAAAATCTGCGCCATCCAGAAGCTGCTTCAGGTAATCAATGACAAGCTGCTCCATTTTCTTTACTGAGATGGCCACGGAGGTTTTGTGATAACCCTTTGCGTATTTCCAACACTGAAAGTAAGGACAGGCTCCGGATCCGGTGTAGGAGAGGGTGGCGCCACAGATGGAGCATTTGATCAGACCGGAAAGCCAGTGCTTACAGGTGGAGGCATTCCGGTGTTTTGCTGGTCTTCGTCTGGCATCCATAAGCTTGATGCGCTTGTCAAGCTGCTCTGTGGTATAACGTGCTTCATGGGTTCCCTCAAAAGTCTGTCCATTCCAGTTTACAATGCCGGCATAAAAGGGATTGCGCAGGATATAGTCAATATTACGCCGCTCAAACAGATTTCCCCGCTTGGTCCGGTAGCCCAGATCATTACATTTTCTGGCAATGGCAGTGGTGTCCTGGCAGTAATCATCATACTGGGACATGATGTAAGAGACAATTTTGAATTCCTTTTCATTGATCTTATATGGCTTTCCGTCCCCGACTGCATCATACCCAAGGGGAGGAGAAATCTGGTACCCCTGTTTTAATGCCTTTTCGCCCATGCCGCGGAGCACTTCACCAGACAGGCGGATAGAGTAGTATTCATCCATCCATTCAATAATACGCTCAATCAGACTGCCGAAAGGTCCATCTATAACCGGCTCAGACACGCTGATCACGTCCACACGGTCCTTTTTCAGCATACTCTTATAAACGATGGATTCCTCCTGGTTGCGGGCAAATCGGCTGAATTTCCACACCAGGATCACATCATAGGGATGTTCCGGAGATTTGGCCTGTGCAATCATTCGCTGGAATTCTTTTCGCTTCTTCACATTACGCCCAGAGACACTCTCCACAAACACGGCGTCCTTCTGGACCACGATTCCATTACTCTTGGCATAGTCCAGTAGCAGACGCTTCTGCGCGTCCGGAGACAGCTCATCCTGCTCATGGGTGCTGACACGGATATACAGTGCTCCCATGCGCAGATCATCAGATTTTTGTTCGGTCATGGTATCACCTCGATTATAATTATGTAAAAATAAGTATAAAAATAACAGCAAGCGCGAACAAAGGTTCCGCTTGCATGGCTGCCCCGAAGATGATACAATATTTTTGCTGAAAATAAGGTGCATCTTCGGATGTGCTGGCCGCTCTGGTGCTGGTAACACTAGGGCGGTTTTTCTTTTTGAACTTGACAAATTGGTCAAGGCATAGTATCATGCAATCAAGCCGATAAAAAAGATCATAGAATCTAAAACGGCTGCATAATATTATGAAGAACACAGAACCATAAGTGTTCTGGAAAAAATTTTAACGAGAAAAGCCAGTAATGTTTTTGGTGCATACCAGAAAAGGTTTACTGGTTTTTTTCTGTTATGAAATTTTCTATAAAGTCTAAATACATGACACATCTTTTGAAATTGGTTGATTTCTTAGCTACATTTCGATCTATTTCGAAAATAGTAATACATGCCATCATTATAAGAAAATATTCATTATTTGTCAAAATTAACAGAAGTAACGAATCTCTCCAAAATATTTCAACCAGGCACGTACCACGTCATCATGTCTTGCCTCAATCATACGCATAATGTTCCGAAGAGTATGATTAGGAATTTTGGAA